GGGGGGGGGGCGGGGGGGGGGCGCGGCCCCCCGCCGCCCGAGCTGGCGCCGCTGGCCACCGGCGCCGCTTCCGGCGGCTCCGAATTTCAATTCCTCGTCGGCGACGGCATCGAGTTTCTCCGCGCCTATCCGTTCACCGGCCGCGAGCTGGTTTACTGCGACCCGCCCTACCTGCTCTCGACGCGCGCCTCCGGCAGCCGCTATCGCTACGAGCTGAGCGATCGCGACCACCAGGAGCTGCTGGCGGTGATTCAACGCTTGCCGTGCCATGTGATGATCTCGGGGTACTCCTCCGCCATGTACGCCAAGGCGCTCCGCAAGTGGAGCGTCTATTCCTTCCAGGCCGCCACCCGCGGCAAGCCGGCGGCCGAATGGGTCTGGTGCAATTTCCCCCGGCCGGTCGAGCTCCACGACTATCGCTTCCTCGGCGACAACAAGCGCGAGCGCGAGCGGATCCGCCGCAGACAGCGGCGGTGGACCGCGCGCCTTCGCCTGATGGAGCCCATCGAGCGGCAGGCGCTTCTGGCCGCGATCGCGGAGGTCGCCGGATCGGGCGTCCCCACCAGGCCGGCCGCTACGGCCGGCGCCGCGCCTCGGGCTGCAGGGCCGCGAGCTCCGGCGGCAGCTTCTTCAGCACCGTCCCGCAGCTCGGGCAGATGAACGCGTGTACCGAGATCGGCGTGGTACAGGCCGGGCAAGGAACGTTTCCCTCCTTGCGCGGGTCTCGCGCCCACACTTCTTCGAGACCCAGGTACTCGGCCGCCATCCGGTGATGCCGGTTGATGCCGCGCCAGTCCTGGTTCTGCGCCATCCGCATTCCCTCGTGGTACAGGTATTCGAACAGCAGGTTCTGCCGCGCAGTGAGAATCGCGATTTCCTCTTCGGTCGGCGTCTCTTCGGCGATGAGCCCAATCCCTGGCCCGGAGCCGGGCGGCGCGCCGATCGGCGTGGCGGCCCAGTGCCGCAGCAGATCGTCCGCCACTTGCTCGCAGAAGATGAGGCTTTCGTTGACCACTTCCCGGTTGAGCGGATCCTTGGTGAACTGCACCGCGTCCTGCACCCGGATCAGCACGGGCTTTTCGCCTTTCTTGCAGGCGCCGATTTGGTAGCGAGTCCAGCCGTCGAACGGCCGCTCCACTACCGGCGGCGTGTCCGGATAGACCGACGCGATCACGACGTGGCCGCGAGTGATGCGGCGGGAAAGCAAAGTGTCCTTCATGAGTTTCCTTTTTCTACGGCAGGATGAGCTTGCCGGCCTCGACGCCGGTAGCGGAGGTTTCTTTTGCCGGCAGGCTGACTCCGCCCATTCGCGCCCCCGGTTTGGCGTTGCCGAACGCCGTGCAGGCGTCCGAGATCATGGCGTCCAGGCGCGATTCGTCTCGCCGCTCCTTCAGGGCCAGGGCGTCCTCGGTCTCCTGAAGCCAGTCCACATAGGACTTCTTGCGGTCCGCCCGGATCTTGTGGATCAGCTCCCACGTCACCGCCCGGTCCGGCACTTCTCCGTGCCCCAGGCACGCGTTAGTCGGGACGCGCCAGCCGGTGGCGCTCCAGCGCAACCGCGTGCCGAATTCCTTCAGCCAGTCATCGAGCGTGCCGCAGGAGGTCCACAGCAGCGCCACCCACTGTTCTTTCAACTGGGGGCAAAGCTTCCGCTCGATGTAGCGCGGCTTGGCAATCGAGATCTTGCAGGACGCAGCGTGCACGGTCTTGTTCACACCGCACTGGCATTCGTAGTCGAAAATGGGCCGCCCGGTGTGGGGATCGAGGGCCTGCATGTAGTGGGTCAGGTCCTCGGACCAGCCCCACTCATACAGTGGCTCGCCGAACGGGTTGCGCCCCAGCTCGGCGCCCAGCAGCTCGTTGAGCTTCGCAACTTTGGTTTTCCACCACATCGGCTAAGCCTCGTGCCCGGGCGTCGGCGGGTCGCCCATCATCCGTTCCAGTTCCCGGATTTCGTCGGAGCTGGGCGGGACCAGGTCCTGAGGACGGATCTCCGTGCCGCTGAGGAGCGAGAGAACTTCCGCCGTAATGGCCTCCGCCAGATCGCCGTCCATTTCCTTGCTGGCGTTGGCCGGATGACACCAGCCCCGCGCCACGGCGCCGCGGACCTCCTGCACCTCGACCGGCTGGGCGCATTCGCGAAACAGCGCCTCCACCAGCTCCGGCACTTTCGCCACCAGGATGTCTTCCTGGACGCTGCCGTCGTCCGACGTGCGCGCCGCCAGGCCGAACAACTTGCCGATGCGAACCACCAGGCCGCGGTAGTAATCCGTGTTCCGCTGGCACTGTTCGGCCGTCTCGCGCCAGGCGGCGGCTTCCCGGTTCCTTTCCGCCTCCTCTTCCAGGGGCAGCGTTCCCTTCAACTGCGCCTCCGCTTCGTCCGCCGCGGCTTGGGGCGTGAGAGGAGGGACGAACAGAAGCTCCAGGTCCAGGCCCGCCGGCCGCCAGGCCTGAGCGGCTCTCCAGACGGCGGTGGCCAGCTCCCGCGCCCGGTCTTCCGACTCGCCCACGAAATAGGTGAGGAGGCGGATATGGAGGTGCGACGGCACGCTCACCGCGAAGGCGTCTCCCGCCGTGGTGGAGGCGGCGGGATTGGGGACGGGCTGGTCGCCGGCCTGGTCCGGCCGCACCCCGGTGGCGCGATACAGGACTTCTTCGAACTCGGCGCTGTAGCCCGAGTATTTCACGATGACGTTCACAAGACCTCCAAAAGAGCTGGGCGGCGTTTCACCGCCCGGCGCGTTTCAGCCCGCGCTGGCATTTCGTTACAGCCGGGACTGGATGGCGTCCAGCCGGGAAATTGCCTCGTTGAGCAGAAAGTGCGCGCGGTGGACCAGTTGTTCGAGCGGCAGTTCGCCCTCGGGATTGCCGGGTAGCGGCTCCGATTTGCCGTGCTCGCCGTCTCCGAAAAGCCGGCCGCTCAGGTGAGCCAGCCGGTCGTTGAGTTCGAGGCCCTGGCCAACAAGTGCCTGGGCGAACTCGGATGGACGTTGGGCAGGCGGCCGGGGGCCGGTGCCGGAAAGGGTGGGGCTGCTTTGAATCGGTTGGTGGCTAGCGACTTTGTTATACATAGCGGCGCCCAGAGGCGCATATAAAATCAGGCGGACCCGCGGAGCCTTTCGGCCCCGCAGGTCCACGCCGCCGGCTTGCCAGCGGGGAGGCTGAAGCCCGCGCTCGCCGTGCGGCGTCTCGGGCTAATAGCCCGAAGGCAGAGAGAGGCCGGTGATGATGCCGCCGGCGCCGGGGTCCACACAATACACGTTCTCGCTCTGGATGAGGTAGAACGTCATGCCCGCCTTGGGGAACCCGGTCGAGGCCGAGCGCAGCTCGAAGATGCGGCGCCCTTCCACCTCGTGGAACTTCAGGTCGTGCAGCATCGCGCGCCCCCAGTTCTTGGGGATGATCCAGTCGATGCGGCTCCGGTCCTGCTTCTTGCTGACGTAGTGCTTCACGCCCGTCCAGGTGAACGTCGTGGACTGCTTGATGTCGGCCGGAACGATGTCGATCATCTTGTCCGACCCGCCGCGGTGCCACTCCGAGATCGCGATCCCGGTGAAGTACACCGCCGCCCGCTGCGCCTGGTGCGCGATCCCGACCATGCCCGCCAGCGCTTCTTCGTCGCGCCGCTGGATGATCTGGTCGTTGAGCAGCAGGCCGTGCGCCGGCACCAGCGCCGTCGAGCCGGCGGCCACGTTCGGGGTGACCACTTCGGGCACCGTGGCGCGGTTCAGGCCGAGCGTGGTGCCCGAGGTCGCCGAGTTGTTGAAGGTGTAGAGCCCCAGCTTCCAGGAGCCCACCGACACCGTGGGAGACATGCCGCGGAAGCAGATCTTGTCGGTGTTGGTGGTGCCGGAGAGCGTCACGCTGCCGGGGAAGGTGAACGTCGCGGTCTTGCCCACCAGGTCGTAGGAGCTGACCCGCACCGGGCCGCCCGAGTTGCGCTGGGTGGTCAGGTCGTTCGAGAAGATATCGACCGGCTGGTTGTAGCGCAGCCGCTGCGGCCCGAACGAGGTGTCCAGGTTGTAGGTGCAGGGCGAGGAGGTGCCGGGTGTGCCGGTGCCGTTGCCCGTGGCCAGGACGCCCGTGCCGTCCTGGTGGTAGCCCGTGTCCTCGTATTGCTGCATCTCCTTCATCGACTTCTTCAGGTGGTACTTGAAGACGTCCACCACGGCCTGCTCCGAGCTGGCGGTGGCTTCCTTCGCGAGGGAGGAGATTTCGACGGCGTATTCGGCGGGGAAGTACCCGATGGTCATGAAGTCCACGCGCATCGAGCTGCCGCCGCCCAGGTCGCCTTCGTCGTAGCTGAAGGTGCCGTAGTCGCCGCCCACGTAGCGCATCAGCGGAACGCGGAAGGCCGAGAGAGTAGTGCCGCCGGAGAGCGTCTGGGTCCAGGCGGAGATCTTGTGCGATTCGGAGGCTTTGCGGATCAGCCCCGAGACCAGCGTGGTCGTTTCGTACCACTCCTGGAGCTTGGGGCGGACCTTTTCAAACTGGCCGCCGACCACATCGGCGTTGGTTGCGGACATTGGAAATCCTTTCGGTTAGATGCCCATGTCGGCGTCGATCTTTTCGTCCAGCGACATTTCGGTACGCTGCTTCGTACTGGCGATGGAACGCTTCACCGGCGCGCCGGGTGCGGCGGAGCCCCTTCGGTCGGCTCCGCGCTGCTGCCGGGCGTGTTCCGTCTGGTTCTGTTGCACCAGCTTGGCGGTGGCCTGGCGGATGAGCGGCGCGGCTTTCGCGGTGAGGATCTGATCGGCCTTGGCGAGGTAGCTGTTTACCAGCGCTTGGCGGTCGCCCGGAGACATGGTGCGCCGGGCGCCGCGGAAATCGAGATTGAAATTACGGAGCCACTCCTGGTCCTGTTCCACCCCCTGAATCACCTGGAGGCGGATCTGGTTGCGGAGCGCGTTAAAAAGTTCGGGCGTGTCGGCGAATTTGGCTTTCACATCGCCCAGCATCTGGTCGATGCGGCCGTTGAGGCCCCCGCCGATCGCGTCGTGGGTGCCCTTGTTCCAGTTGGCCCACTGGCGCTCGGCCTGTTGCTGCTGGGTCTGCTGCAAGGCCTGCTCCCGCCGCTCCACGTCACGCAGGCGGCTGGCCACCGGATCGGGCTTGGCGGGCGCCTCGGTGCGGTACTGCCCGGTGTGGCTCCACTCGAACATGCGCGCCCGGTAAAGGTCGTTGGGGTCGCCGGTCTCGGCGGCCCTCGAGTAGAGATCGTCGGCCTTGCTGGTGAGGAACCCGGACGCCATCTGCTCCCGGATGGCCGCGGGGGCGCGCTCCACGGCGCGGGCCGCCATGGCGGCGAATCCCTCGGGCGATTGCGACTCCCAGTAGTTCAGGAACTCGTCGATGTTCTGCGGGTCGCCCGACGTGAAGTCCGCGTGCATGTGCCGGAGATCGTTGGCGCGCAGATACTGTTGCTGCGCCTCCTGCACCGTCGGCGCGAACTGCTGCACCTCCTGCGCGAACTTGTGACCCGCGTAGATACTGTTCCAGCGCGGCACCTCGATGTTGATGCGCTTGCCGTCCTGCGACATCTGCGCGCCTTCGGGCAGATTCGCGCCGGCGGCCGGCGCCGGAGCCGGCGGCCCTGCCGGCGTGGCGGGCTGCGGAGGAGCCTGGTCGTCGGGTTCGCCGGCGGCGGCCGTCGTGGGGTCCTCGACCGTCTCTTCGGCCGGCTCGGGCGCCGGCGGGGCCCCGCCGCCCGTTCCGGCGTCCGGCGCCGGCGGCTCGGGGGAAAAGAAAGAATCCATGGACGAGTCCAGGCTCGGACTCGGATCGGCGATCATTTCGGCTGCTGGAGACATGAGGTTCCTTTTCGCGTCATTGCACGTTGACCGGCTGCGCCCCCATCGGACCGGGCGGCGGCGGCATCCCGCCCATATCGACGCCGCCGGGCGGAGGCCCTGCGGGCGGAGGAGGACCGGCCGGAGCCGGCGGAGCGCCTGGCTGCGCGCCGGGCGCCGGCGGGGCTCCGGCGAGGTTGAAGTCCGCTAGCACCGCGCGTTGCGTGTTAGGGTCGAGCTCCGGCAGCTTGGCCGTGATGCTTAGGCTGGGCTGCGGAGGAGGAGGCGGCGGGGGAGGCGGAGGGTTCAGCATCTTTTGATACTGAGTGCCGTATGCGATCACGTTGGCGTATCCCTCCGGATTCATCTGCCGCGCGCGCCGGCCCGCCGGCGATTGCGCCCATGCCTTCACCAGGTCCACCACGAGCTGCGCATCGTCTTCGAAGCTGTCCGCCGGGATACTGGGCTGCAGGTCGATCGAGCCGTCCGGATTCGGCTTCTGGATGGGCTGCGCCTTTTGCAGCCGGCCGATGGTGTCCATTACCTTGTCGCGCTCGTTGAGCCCCGGCGTGTACCACCCGGTCATGCCGAGCAGCGACTGCATCTTGGCGATGTTCATGGGGTGGCCGTAACCCCACGCCTGCAATACCTGCGGCGGCTTCTCCATCATGAACATGAGCAGGTCCCGCATCTGGCCCCAGCTCATCGGGATGGCCTCTTCCGCCTCGAAATGCCAGCCGTCCTCCTTCAGCTCGGCCACGTTGAGCATCAGGCTCTCGAAGCCCTGCGCGCCTTCTTTCACCGCCCGCATCATGCCGGCGCCGTAGCGCGCGAGCTGCTTCACCCCGTTGGTCTGCACCGCGGCGTGGAACTTGCGCATGTTCAGCCAGGGCACGCCCAATTGCTGCAACGCGGCGTTCTTCTTGATTTCGGCTTCCCGGGCGGTCTGGGACCCGTCGTCGCCGCCGTAGATCACCGGGTTGCAGCCGACCACGTCGCGCGCTTCCGCGACCGTTGCTTCCACCCACGGCTGCATCTGGTCGCTGAACCGCGCGGCCTGGGTCTGGAAGAAGTTGTCGCCCAGGTTGGAGCCGACCGCGGGAGTCGCCGGCATAATCTCGCAGGGCACAGACTGCGTCTGGGTCCACTGCTCGGTATCGACGGTGTCCGGGTGGACGAAGGTGATGGGCAGGCCGCGCTCCAGGGTCTCCGCCGCGATGTTCAGCATGTCGTTCTTGAGATCCTGAATCTGGAGCATGTCCTGCCCCATCGGATCGGCGAAGATGTACTCCGAGGTCTCCGGCTTACACATCGCCCATACATCTTGCAGCCGCTCGTTTTCGAGCTGGACGATCTTGCCTTGCACGAGCGTGACCTTGAGGCCGTCCGGGTAGAACTGCTGAAGGCCGGTGCGCAGCTTCCCGTCCGGCACGTACCCGCCGATCGCGTCGCTCACCTGGCTGTCCTCGATCGACTCGTACATTTCCGGCTTCAGCCAGATCCGCGTGTAGCGCCACCGCGAGGTCCGCCGCGGCGTCGGCACTCCCATGGGCGAGGCGGCCGTGTCCCGCACGATACTGCCCACGCCCGACGAAGCCGAGTCGTCGCCGAAGTTCTCAAGCGACCCCTGCTCGCGGAGCTCCGGGTGCGCCGCCAGCAGCCGTCCCTTGTACTCGTCGTATTCATAAGTGAGCCAGGGCGTGTCTTCGAGGTCATGGGCAAAAAACGGCGTCGTGACGGTGAAGATGTTGCAGAGGTGAAATTCCACCGCGCCGTTGTCGTATTGTGCCTGGCCCACGACCTCGGGTACGTCGGTGGTCTCCGGTTCCACGCGATTCTCGGGGCCGAGCTGCCGGCCGCATTGCGGGCAGTTTGCGACGGGCTGGCCCTGGTCGGGCGTCTTGGCCCCGCAGCCCGGGCACGCGTAGACCGGCGGTCCCAGCGGCACCTGGCGCGCTTCTACGCGCGGCTGGGTGGTCTTGCCGTATTTGCCGCCGTTGGTGATGTATGGCGTGTAGCCGAACGTGGTGCCTGACTTCCACAGGTGCATCGCCAGTTCGAGGTTGCGTTGGTCGATGTCCCACTTGGCGCGCAGGATCTGCGCGGCCGTGTCCGCCATGCGCGTACGGCGCTGGGAGTCTTCGTCCTCCGGATCGTCCGGCACGGCCTTGACGTTGGGAGCCCGCAGGCCGATCGCGCCGATGAACTTCCGGCCGTAGCCGCGGTAGATGTTCTGGACGTAATCGTAGAGCCCTGTCGCGCCGCGCTGGGGCTCCGTCGAGGCGAGCGGCGTCCCCACGCTCGAAAACATCGCCAGGCCGCCCTCGAAAAGGGCTGGCGACACGTATTGCAGCCCGCGCCAGTAGAGGTCCGCCTTGGACGCCTGCCGGTACTGCCATAGCTTTTCCGGCTCGGCGTCCAGGGGGACGTCTTCCTTGATGATTTTCGCAACCGATTCCCGGAAGATTTCGAGCAACTGCTTCTTGTCGGGCGGCTGTGGCGCGGGGGCAATGACTTGCAAGGCTTACTCGACGAAGTTGAATTGCGGCTCGACGGAAATGTTGAGCGTATTCACATAGCCTGAGGCCCCGCCGCCTTTGTAGTTGGTGGACTGGCTGCCGGAGGCGCGGACTTTCACGACGGCGCCTTCGCTCTGGGCCGCAAGCACGGCGGCGATAGTGGTCCGCGCCTGCTGCCGGATGGTTTCCTCGGGCTCCTGGTATCCCGAGGATTGCGCGAACTGAAGCTCGACGGCCTGTGCGACCGCGGGCACTTTTCCGATGGCTTCCACGTACCACGACATGTTGTGTTTACTCTCCTGGTTTGGATTGGCGCGGCCGGCTCTGTTCGGCCATCGCCTTTTCGAAATTGGCTTCCGCGAGTTGCACGGCCACGCGCGCCTGCATCCGCGGCTTGGGTACCGGCTGCGGGTGCGTGGACTGCTCCGGCAGGGCAGGCCCCTTGCCGAAGATGCTGCGCCCGAAGGTTCGCTGTGCGATCCAGTCGGCGACGGTCTCGCGCGATGCAATGGCGTCGGCATTGGCGGCCTCGAATTGCTGCTGCCAGTGCTCCGCTTTCGCTTGCCAGCCCTTCGCGCGTTCGTTGGCGTCGTAGCGCTCGGCGGCCAGTCGTTCGAGGTCCTTGCCCTGTTGGAGCAGTTCGCCGTTGCGCTCTTTGAGCATCGCAATCGACTGGTCGAGCGTCTGGGTCAAATTGGAGTTCTCCGCCGCCAGACGCGCCCGCTCGCGCTGGGTCCGCTTCCACGCCCAGGCGCCGACGCCACAGGCGAGGAGCGCCGGCAGGATGGCGGCAATGGCTTCCAATTCAGGCCACATTTCCCTGTCCCGGTGCCGCCGGCTCGAAGCCCGCCAGGCAGTGGCCGTCCGGACTGACGCTGAAGTGATATTTCGAGCAGTCGCCGTCCTGGCCCAGGTGCGCACAGTCTTGGCAGCGGTCTCCCGATCCATACCCCACCTCGGCGGGCGTCAGGCCCTCGTCGTCATCGTCCGGCTCCTGAGCGGGCGCGCCGGTTATCGTTGGCGGCGGCATTTCGCGGCGCTTCCCTTTGCCCGGTGCTTTGGGCGGCGGCATGGATTTCCCGTTGCTTTTTCCGGGGGCGATAACGACTAACGCTGGCATTGGTAGACTCCTTGCGTGGTGGGCGGCTTCATTGCGAAAGATCGAGCCACTGGGTTCCGTCGTAGACGAGCGCGATGACTCCTCCGGCGGCGTAGGCGGTGCCGATGTTGTTGCTGGCGTTGCGCGAGCTCTTGATGCTCTTGGCCGCGCCTCCGTTGAGTGCGAAAGTGTTGGCTCCGGCCTGCAGGGTGTGGGCCAGCTTCACCGTCACCTTCAGCGCCGCGGCCAGCGCGACCGCCGTACCGGCCGGATCTGTGAGAGCGCCGGCAATCGCATTGTTTGCCCCGGTCTCCGAAGCGATGTAGTTTTCGGTCTGCCCGGCGGTGACTGCCGCGGTGCCGACAGCTCCCGCAGTCATGGAGTTCGGATACTGGGCGGTCACTCCCGTGAATCGAACGTTGTCCGCCCCCCACGCGGTTTTGGCGCCCACGATCGCTCCCGCTCCTCCGCCGCCGTCGTTGGCGGCGATGACGTGGTCAACGTTGTCGATAGCCTGAATCTGAATGGAGTAGCCCGTCCCGATGTCGCTCCACATGTTGCCGCAGATCGAGGCGCGCACGGTTGCGGTCCCGTTTTGCACCAGCACGGACTGGGTGCTGTAGTTGGTGTTGGTGGCGCGATAAAAGCCGCAGGCGTGAATCCGCAGCGTCGCCGTCCCGGAGTAGGGGCTGACGCCGATCGCCTGCACGGCAATCGCATCCGCCGTCGAATAAAAATCGCAGTCCACCAGGGAAGCCCGCACGAACGGCACCGCCGTGGTGGTCCCGGCCGCCTGCATCAGATACGCGCGTCCGGATCCGTCGAACTCGCAGGCCATTACCCTTACCTGGCCCTTCAAATGGGAAATGCCGACGACCGAGGCTGTGGGTAGAATCTGGCACCCCATGATGGTGATTGCGCCATCGAATACCGCAACCCCTCCCATGTCCATCCAGGTGGACATGATGATGGCGGCGCAGGCATCGCCGTCGCTGCCCGTGTTGAAGGTGCCGAACTTGATAGACATTGAACAGGCCGTCACGTGCAGGCCGTCAATGGACCCGGCTGAAAGAAACGTGATGTCGTTCGACTGCGTGAGCCAGGCGGTGAACTGGTCACCCTGCAGCCCGAGCGTCGAGGCGATACAGCCCTCGACGAAGACGTCGTCGTAGCAGTGCCCCGTCGTCTCCAAATCGAACATCCGGTGGAAGCAGGAAGCGCGCAAATCCTGGAACGTGGCACCGTTGTTGTTTCCGTCCAACATAAAGCCGGTCCAGCCCTGGATCACATCGACGCGCTCGACCGTCGGGTGGTAGTTGCCGTTGGCATAGAATGCGGGTGGCCAGTGTGTGTAGGATGCGATGGACGATCCTTGGTTGGTCGGCTGGCTGAACAATACCGTGAAGTCGGAGATACCGCCTTCGGTCGTGCCCAGGCCGTCCCCGGGGCTCCAGTCGAAGACGCCTTTTGCCGATAGGTCGAAGTCCGCCGCGATGGCGAAAATGGTGGCCTGGCGGCCCGCCCCTTGCACCCAGAGCGGGACGCCGAAGCGCCGCTTGATGGGTGCGTGAAGAGAGATGGTTTCGGCTGGCGCCAACACAACCCCTCCGCTGCTGGGCAGTTGGCAGATGGCTTCCTGGACGCCTCCCGTGGCGCTGGCGATAGTCCACGCACCCGTGTGGGTGTACGCGCAGATGATGGTCACCTGGCTCGCGGCGGTGTCGACGGCGGTCACCGTCACGGCTTCCGCTGTGCCTACTCCGCCGGACAAGTAGAGGCGTAACACGTTCGGCGAATTGGCGTTGATGCCTGGCGGCAGGCCACGCGGGAACGTGATTGTATTGCTGCCCACCGTGAGGCTGCCGCCTGGCGCCAGCGCAGCAAAGTCGTAGTTGCGCGGGTCCTCGGCCGGCTTGCGGGCAATTTCGGTAGGCCAATCGAGTTGGGGCATCAGGTATTCAGAAAGCTAAACGGTGCCGAGAAAAATTCCCACGCGGTGCCGTTCCACTCGATCGGTAGGATCGTGCAGGAGTTGGCCCGGCTGTCGATCGCGTAGTTGTTGTCCACTTTGAGGTTGGCTGGAAAAGCGAAGGTACGGCCTCCGGTGCTGTCCTGCAAGAGCCGCAGGTAAATCTGCGTGCCCTGGGTCGGGTTTCCACCGCCCGAGGTGAGGCTGCTCGATGTCACCGCGCCGCTGAGGGTAAGCGTTAACACCTGGCCGAGCGCCGCATCGAAGATGGGCGTGGCGGAGAAGGTTACCGTGGCCCATTGCAGCGGATCGGGCTGGTTGTCGATCCATGAGAGATCGTCGCTCCCGCGAAACAGCCCGAAGCGCCCCAAATTGCGTTTGCGGCCGGCAGCCAGGAAATTTCGGAAGACGAGAGACATTATGTCCTCGCCCGCCCGATGCGGGAAAAGTTCCAGCCGGTGCGCTTCCCGAACTGCCGCTCGTAGTCGGCCTCGGCCTTGGCGGCCACATTGTGGATCTGGGTGGCGTCGGCGTCCGGATTGCGGCGGCGCAGATCGAGAATGCGCTGGGCGGTAAAGACTTCGACGGGCGGCCGGATCTCAGCGTGCTCCCGGTATCCCAAAATGCCGGCGAGCAGGGCTTCGCCGCAAAGCGATGGGGCGGCCAGGTCGATCTTTTTTTCATCCCGGGTGAGGCTGGGAAGCTCTGCGATCATGGACTGGCAGGAGTCGTGAATCACCAGCCCGGGAAGCGGCTCCGCGGGCTTTTCTCCGGCGACGTGGCGCATATATTCGTCGAACCGCGCCTGGCCGTCCGGTTCGTCGAGGAGCTTCTTTGCGGTCTCCCGGTCGTAGGGAATGGGCTCGGCGGTGCTGAGGGACCACCAGCGCAGCAGACCGCGAATGTGCTCCCATCCGCCCGCTCGGTCTCCGGTCGCTCCTTTGAGGAGGATGCTCGCCTTCTGCGCTTTGCGGCGCCGCGTTTCCAGGGACAGCCATGCCTGATCGGCCGTCATGGCGCGTTCGGCGTCGGTGAAGGCGTAGGTGAAGGTGGCGTCGCGCCCGGCGACGTTTTCGATGCCCTTGGCTATTTCGCCTGCAATGGGCTTGCCCGTCACGTGCGCATCGAAGCAGTCGGGTTGTAGAAACAGGACCAGGCTGCGAGTATTTTGCAGCTCCTCGATCGACGCCTCGGCGATGGCGACGCCCGCCTCTTCGGCGGTGCCGCGGCATTCGATTTCGCGGTAGACGTGAAGCTGCTGGTCCGGGCGCAGACAGAACCAAGCCGCGTAGCAGACGCCGGCCTGCCAGCTCGCGGCCACCCAGTGCAGCCACCAGCCGTCCAGCGCGTGGGACCGCACGACGTGGCAGGCCTCGGCCGGCTCGCCCTCGCGGTTGTGTGCGCGGAACTCGGGCAGCAGACGCATTATCTCGGCCTTGTTCAGCCGGTTGAGCGCCTGGGACATCGCGTCGACCTGGTCGTCGTTGGCGCCGCGCGGAAACGCGGCGCATTCGTTGATGAAGGCCGGCACCCACTCCGCGATCGCCGGGTGCGGCAAAAAGACATTTCCAGCTTCGACCTGCGGGCTGATGGCGGATGCGCGCGCCTCTTTCGAGCCAATCGGGACGATGGCGATGATGCCCGGCACCTGCGCTTCGAGCGCCCAGATGATGGCCGGACCGTTAGCGGCGTTCTCGATCAGCTTCGCGCCGGCGGGCCGCTCCTCGGCCAGTTTCTTGACCTCGCTGGCGGTTCGCGAGAAGTCCCAGCGTCCTTTGACCTGGTGCAATAGGAATTTGCGGGCCGCGGCACGGCCCCAGTGCTGGCCCACCACGAAGTCGGATTCTTTCAGGTCGCGGTAGCTCATGTCCCAGGAGTGGAGCGTTTCGTCCAGCGGCGGCAGCGTGATGGGCTCGATCGAGCGAAATGTCCCATCGGGCTGCTTGACCGGGATCGGCGGCAGACTGGCGCCGGCCGGTTGCCAAAAGCGCCACCAGTGCCGCTGGAACACGCCGCCGGTGGCGGGAGACGGCCGCTGCTGGAGCTGCCCGGCGGCGCCGAACGGTCCCAGCGATTTCTTCAGTTCTTCCAGCTCGGGAGGGCCGAACCGCTCCGGCCACAACAGTTCTCCCGGCTTGGTTCGCGGGTCGGACCAGCCTATGGACGTCGTGTGTTTGGGCAAGGAATTACTTGGTTCGCCGCCTGGTGACCGCGGCGAGCTGCGCCGGCAGATCCCGGTATTCCCGGCTCCAGTGATCCTCAGCATTGCGCCAGGCCTGCGCCAGTTCGTCGGCGGAGACGTTGACTTGCTCGCGATGCGCTTGCAGGTGCCACTCGACCTGGAGGTACGATGCGGGATCTTCTACGGCCGGCGGCGGATTGGGCTGAGCCGGCGTGGGCCGCGGCATGAACACGGCAGAGCCCGCAGCCGCGCGGACCAGGAGCCTGCGGAGAAGATCGCGAAAGCGGCGTTTCATTTGCGGTTTTTCCAAAGGCCAGATGCGGTTTGAATGCGTTGGGCGTCGGCCAATTCCGCGCTCCAGAACTCGCGGTTGAGCGCGTCGATTTCGTCGAGCACTTCCGTGAGCGCTTTGCGCGCCAGGGTTCCGATTCGGTCGGCTTCTTCGTCCGTCATCGCGGTGTTCCGATGTTCGTGATGAGAATCGTGTTTTTCGGGCAGCGGTAGTCCACGACGAGCTTCATTCCGGCAAACGTGTCGCGCCGAAGTGTTTCTCGGAGCCCGCACCATTGGCACCAGTGCTGGACGGAGCCGTCTTCGAGGTGCGAGGTGGTGACGTGGTGCCAGCCATGCCGGTGCGCCAAGCGCATTAACGGGCGATAAAAGAGACGCCGCAAAATCGATTTCATGCTTCGTACTCCGCCGGCAGGCAAAGATGTTCCCAGCTGCCGCGCTCCAACAAATGCCCCGAGAGGTCGTATTCGTGCGAGCGCTGCTGTACTACCACCTTCGCCACCGTTTTGGGATCGTTGCCGCGAGTGGACATGACCTCGTCCCACCACTGGTTGACCTCTTCGCGGGCCGCTTCGCTCTCGCGTTCCTTCACGTTGTTGGGGTCGTCGCCGACCAGGACGTCGCCGCCCTCGCCGATGATCGTTCCGCGGACGCCGGCCGCGATCCGCACGCCGGTTGCCGTATTGTCGTACCGCCGCTTTTCGTTCTGGTCGCCGGTGAGCTGGAACCGGTCGCCCCAGTTACGCTGATACCAGGGCGACTGAATCAGGCGCCGGCATTTGACTGAGTCCCGGATGGACAGCGGCTCGGCATAAGACGTGAAGATCCAGCGGCGATGAGGCCGCGTGGTCCATTCCCAGCAGGGCCAGAAGACCGCCACCGAGAGCGACTTCATGTGCCGTGGCGGGATGTTGATGAGCAGATTGCGGATCCACCCTTTGCTCACCGCTTCGAGATGCCGGCACATGGCGTCGATGTGCCAGCCATGGACATAGGGAGTCGCCGGCTCCAGAACGTGCCACGCCTGGCGGCTGAACTCGGCCAGGCTGGCTTCCGCTTTGAGCCGCAGCTCCGCGCGCCTCTCCCGGTATTGTGCAGCCTGCCGGATCAGCTTGAGTTCCCGCTGAAGCCGCAAGTCCGATTCGGCGAGCGCTTTCATTCATTTCGGTTTTCCGGCACCCGGTATCTGCCTGGACCTTTGCGCTGCGGCAATTCCTTCATCTGGCGGCCGCTCATGTTATTGACGACCTCGCGCGCAAATTTCCGGTCGCCCTTAGCATCGCCTTCGAGGACGGCGTGTGCCCATCTGACCTGCGCCTGAGAATCCGGCATGGCTTAATTGCAGGAAAGCATCGTATGAATGATGATTCCCTCGCGGTCCGGCTGCCCGTACCACGGCAGATAGAGCCGGGTGCAGAAATAGCGCATGCCCTCCCTCATCTGCGCACCGCCTCCGCGCCGAAGCGGCGCTCTCCGTCCTTCACCATGGCGTCGAGCTCGTCGTCGCTCAGATCCTCGACGCTTCGCACCAGCGCACGCGCGCTCTTGTCGATCCGCTGCCCCAGCTCGCGCGCCACCTCTTCCTGGATCGCGAGGCGCGCCCGGAGCAGCGCCGTGTTGAGCCGGTATTCGGTGCCGGCGGTGGTCACCCGCTCCGTGACTAAGCCTGTGCTCGCGCCGGCGATTACGATCTTGTGTTTCTTTTCGACGGCTCGCAGGAACGCGGCCTGCTCTTTTTGAATGCGGTCGAGCGCCAGCCAGTCGGCGTTGAGCTGCGCTACCCGCCGTTTCTTGTCGGAGACCGCGCATTCGACCACCTGCTGCTCGGCCGCGCGCTGGATCCGCTGCACCTCGGCGCGAAACGCGGCCAGTTTTTTCCAGTTGTCGACCGTCCGGCGCGCCACCTTGCACTTCTTCGCAATCTCCGTGTTGGTTAGCCGGTCCTCGGCCACGAGTTGGGCTGCGCGAAGCTGATTGACCGTCAGGGGTTTCATGCTACTCAAAGTGGTGCGGACACCCGTCATCGGACATGCGGTGATAATCGGGCTCGTCGGGTTCCGAGATGGGGAAACGGAGCGGCGGCCGTGCCGGCGGGGCCGCCTGTGGGGCTCCGTCTTCACGCGAGGCCTGTTGCCGCAGGCTCGCGAGAAATTTGCCGCCGGCCCTCGATGATCTGCGGGCTTTCATCGCTTCACCGACCGTAGAACGCGGCCTCCTCCAGCGGAATGAAACGGAATGTATAGACGCCCCGCACGTTGGGTTCGAGCGGATGGCGCGGGTGTACGACGCCGTCCGGATCGGTCCAGGTCTCGGAGACCTCGTGGCAGTGGATGTAGCGTGTGCCGGCGTGCGGCCGGGATGGACCCTCCCGCAACACGGCGCCGTCCAGGCGGCTGCCTTTGCCGAATGACTTAGCGGCACCTCCCCGTACGAGCTGGCGGATTTCTTCCGCAGTGGCAAGATACGCCAGGCCGCCGCCGGGCCTGAGAACGGGGAGACGCCGCGAAGCTGGGCGCTGCTGGACGGTCCGGTGGGATACCGGCCGCGGGGAGGCAACGCCGGCAAAGTTGCGGCAGTTTCGGTTCAGGCACCCCGAGTCCCCCGCGATATGGCGGCAGAGGATGCAAGACGCCAGTGCGCTCACTTCTCGCGTCTCCGGGTGGCTCGCGCCTGCCGGCAGTTCTTCGCGGCCCGCGCCGGCCGTCGGCGCGGCCAGGCGGACTGTCGGGTTTTGCGGTCGAGACTGAGAAGGCGCTCATCGCGGATCTGCCGCTGGCCGGGGAAGGCCTGGCACATGCGGTTGAGACAGGCGCCACGCGAAAGGGGCACGTGGCATGCCAGACATGCGGGTGGTGATCCGATGAACAACATAGCTATCCGGTCGTGAACTCCGGGAGCCAGGCTTTCGGCCGCCTGCCAGGGCTGATGCCCGCCCGGTACGGGCTAATGCTTTCTACGCCGCCTTGGCGAGCCGGCCGGGAAGGTATTTCCACTCCCGGCGGCCAGTGCGGCTGCTGCTGGTAACCCCTTCGACAAACTCCTTGGGTAGAGCCTTGTCGAGCTCGCCGAGCGGCACACGGCTCAGATCGAGGTAACGGTCGCGGCCGAGGGCTGTGAAGATCGCCAGCTTGTCGGTGACTTCCCGGTCGATGGCCTGTATCCCGACCAGCGCGGTGAACTCCGTGCCGCTGACCGTACGCTCCTGGTCCGGCTTAAGCGCCAGCGCCGCAATAATTTCGCCCTGGATGAGCTTGAGTTTTTCTTCTTTGCCGCGGAGGGCGGCAATTTCTTTCTTGAGCCGGCCGGCCTGGTCCACGAGCGCAGCGACGTTGACTTTCGGGGCTTTCAATCGACTCGATTATGGACCTGTAGGCCTTGTGCTAAATAGGGTTAAATTCTATACTTTTCGGTGAGTACCAGGTAAATCCGTGGTTCTAGCCAGAAAACCCGCAAAATCGGAGGATAACCCGGAGAAGCCGCGAGTGATCCTGTCCCGCGCGCGTCGGGAGACCCTCCGGCTGCTCTGCCGCGGCCTGGCGAGCAAGGAGATTGCGGACGAGTTGGAGGTCGCGGTCTCGACCGTGGATAACCGGATCCAGGCCATGACGGCCGCTGCCGGCGTCAACGGCCGCCTGCAACTGGTGCTGTGGGCTTTGCAGAACGACGGCGCCCTGACCCGCGAGGGTGCGCCGCCCGGCCTTCACCCGCCGGACTGCCTCTGCGGTTCCGCCGGCTGCGAGGCGATGCGGCGGCGCGTGGCCTAGAACCATCTTTTGGCAGCTCGAATAGTAAGAACCGTAAGTGCGAGCGCTGCTTGTCCAGGAAAGACTGCATTTCCGATGCAGCGGGTCTGTTCCACGCGATATTCGTCCACCAGAGGGGCAGTCCCATATGAGGACCTTCTTCGCCGTTTGGGCAAAATGGTCCTTGGGTTCGTAGCCCCCCATGTGACGCCGCCTCCATCGCCTTTCCCACTACACCGTCGAACTTCTCCCACGATCCGTAGGCAAGCATCGTCATAATGTCGCGCCCCATCCAGTATTCCACCCCTGTTTTCGTCGTCCTCTTCTTCTCATCAAGCGATTTTGAAAAATGCTCGTAATCAAGTTCCACGTTTCACTCTCCACGGGGCCGCATCCCAAATAATTCGTCGTATGTAAGGCCAGAGGTGCCGCGGGTCGTGTTCTCCCCGGCGCAGTCCGGCGACGCTGAACGGCTGGCAGGGGTAGCCTGCAATGAGAAGGTCCATGCAGCCGTGAAACTCCGCTGCTGGGAAGGTGTCAACTCGATCCCAGACAGGAGCCGGATCCAGGGCCGCTCCTTCCATCCGGGCCACGAGAGCGGCTGCCGCGTAGCTATCCCGCTCGCATAGCACCACAATTCGGGATCGTCGGAGGGCGATCTTAATTCCCAGGTCGAGCCCTCCAATACCCGAGCAGAAACTTCCGATTCGGATGGGATGTAGAGCCACATGGCACCCTTTAAGAAGGCCAGCCCCTGCCTCCGCGGCAACGGCGAAAATACTCTTCCAGCTCCCGCGTCGCTTCCTCCCGCTGCTCATCCGTGAGCCGGTAGAGGGACGGATCGATCGGCGGCGCCTTCGGCCGCCGGAAACGCACGACGGCGGCAAGCACGGCCGCCGCGCCAAGCAAACACCACAGAACGATTCGCATCTATTTCTCCTGTAACAGCGGCCGCGCGGCATCCTTGCGCGCGCTCCGGGTTTGTTTGTGCTGCGCCTGATCGTGGCGCAGATGACACCATTGGCACCAGGCGCGTAGGTTCTCGTCACGGTCGTCCCCGGCCACGCCGTTGACGTGCGCGACACCGATTTGCAGCTTGACGCGCCGAACAAGCTTCCACTGCTCCCCCCGAAGCCGCAGCGGCGTTCGCTGCCCGCCCGAAACGCACGACCTCCACAATTGCCCGTCGCCCTTAACCAGGGAGAAGTACTGATCGACGAGGAGCATGTCGAAGTTCACGGTGCGCATGGACAACACCCAGTACCGCCTCCGGTCGACGCGGCCGCACTGCTCGCACTTCGCACCGCCGCGATACTTCCCCAGGTCGTCGAAGCATCCGCCCGCGCGAGTGAGAATGCGCTGGCGCACCGCCTGCCAGGCCGGGCCGTGGTAAAAGGGGCGAAGATCAGGACGGATCGGCATGAGTTTGCTCCCTGGCTTCGACGAGCGTCACATTCTTCGCCGAAAAACTTCGACGTCTTGGCTTGCCATCGGAGCAGTCGCGGAACACGACAACTACCGGCCGTTGGCAGCAGCGTTTCACCCGGACAACCTCGCCCACCCCTAAAAACTCGCTGTAGCGGCTCTCCGGATAATAGTCGCGGTACATGACCCGATCTCCTGGGCGAAAGGACATGGATTGCTCACCGTAACTAGCCACGACCCACACCTCCAAGCCGTTTGTAGACGGCGTATATCGTCTTCCGTCTCCCCCACCGCAGAATAAGCTTCTCTATTCCGGTCATGAGTTTAAGCTCCGCAGCGATTCCCCTTCTCGACGGCCGATATCCATTGCCCAGCGCAAAAAGTCGTTCCATGCGGGCGCCGGTTCCGGCTCGTCGAGCTCGTAGGGCGGTTCGTCGTTTGGCGGCACCGGGAAAAGGCCTATCCGTGCTCGATGCGCGCACCAATCCGCCAGATCATTTGCCCACCGCCATTCGTAACTAGCCACGCTCGGCTCCTCCTTGCATTGACTTTGGCCGAGAAAGCTCCGGCGGCTGCATGTCGTCAATCACGCCTCCGTGCGAAGCCGCGAGGACGTCAAGCGCGATCTCCGCCACGCGCTGGATCGCCGGCAGCTTCGGGCGGCGTCCGCCGGCTGCAATCTCCTGTATCTGGCGCAAGGCGGATACGGCCACGCTCAACCGCTGGAGCGTCTGGCCGTGCTGATAAGCCTCTTGCGCCAGTGAATCGTCGAACCTCATCTTGCGCCTCCCGTGCTCCGCAACCATTCGCCTTCCCGCCGGCCGATATCCATCGCCCATCGCAAGAAGCCGTTCCATGGAGGGGCCGGTGTGTCGTCGTCGAGTTCGAAGGGCGGCTCATCGTCCCGATCCGGCGGGAAAAGGTCCACAAGCGCTCGCCGCGCGCAGTGATCGGCCAACATCTCCGCCCACCGCCATTCATATTCGGTGCTGCTCAAGCCGTCACGTCCAGGCGATTCGGCATGCGAAAAAATAATCGTGCAGTTCTGCGCACTCTGGGCGGCCGGGCGCGGCCGGCGGCCCGTCCCGCCGAAATTCCCCACCTCAAGATCCGGCGCGAGTCGTGTCAAAACGGCCGTTTTGGCACAGAAAATTTCCATTTTCTAACTCCTTTATTTTCAATGCCCCTTCGCCGCAGCCCGCGAGGGGGTTTTTGACACACCCTTTTTCGGGCCATTTTTCGACGCCTTTTCCAGTGCTCGGCGAATGCTCGCCTGGGGAACTTTCAGCAGCTTCTCAATCGTGCGCCAACTTGCGCCGTCCTGCCGTAGCTCCCGCGCCTGGTCGATCCGAAACACCTTCCCTGGCCGCCCCAGCTTCTTCCCTTCGCCCCGCAACCGCTCGAGCGCCGCCTTCGTGCGGTCGGAGATCCGCGCCCGCTCCATCTTCGCGATCGTCGCCGCCAGCGCGATCATCACCTCGCCAAACGGACCGGCGGTGCGAAACTGCGGCTCGGTGTAAGACTCGAACCCGCAGCCAAAATCCATCAGCCGTTTGAGGTGTGCGAAAGTCTCGGACACGCCCTCGCGGGTAAACCGGTCGAGAGCCCACACCACCACCATGCCGATCTCGCGCCGCGACGCCGCCGAGAAGACCTGCTGCATCGCCGCCCGCCGAGCGTGCTTTCCGGTCTCGTAATCGACGAAGTCCCGTGTCTCCCATCCCTGGGCGCGCGCGTAGGTCCGCAACGGGCCGAGCTGGTTCTGCGGGTCCTGCCCCTCGTACCGCCGGCACGTACACCTCAAGCGCTCGCAACGACCCTTCCCTTTCGAGTGGTCCGTCTTGGCGTGGCCACACGCGTCGCACTTGTCTTTCGAGACCCGGACATATAGAGCGGCGAGCATCCTCAAATTCCTCTTGACACAAAAACTGCTATTGTGACATCCTCGAACTGCGGCAAGAAGTAGAGGCCGCCGCTTTCCCGGCGATACAGGGATAAGAGGAAAAGGAGTAGGCAATGCAACTGTATGACGTGTTCTACAAGGGCCGCGCGATGGACTGTGATGTGCCACTTCCGCCGGCCGCGCCAGATATCGACCGAGTCGTCAACACTAACTGGGATCACCGCACCCTTCGCCCCGTCAAGGTGGGCGGGTCCTACGACTGGACGCGCGAGATCGTCACCCGCAAACTCTATGCGCCGACCGGGATCTCCAGCACGTCCCCCGAGGGGCAGTCGGGCACGCTGGAGGCGCTCGGCTTGATGCGCCTGATCTCCTCGGAGCGCAAATACGCATGGGGCCCGGTCGCGACCGTCATCATGCGCGTCGAAGACGAGGAGACCAATCGCGCCGCCCTGCTGGATGGCTGGAGGCTGGAGGCGTAACCATGAAGTGTCCCCACTGCCGGAGAGCGATCCCCGATGAAGACGTGCGGTCGGAGGCCGCACGTCTCCAAGCCGCGTTGCGCGCGAATCCGGGGCGCAAGCCTGTGTTGCGGACCTGCCCCAAGTGCGGCAAGTCTCACTCGGCGAGGGAAATGCGGAAATGCAAGGGATAGGCATCAGTTCGACCGCTTCTTGCACTCGACCGTGACGCTGATCGGATCGTCCGGCCGCCCCGCCGCCGTCACCGCGATCGACATCGGGCACCGGTCGCAGCGAATGATCCACATGCCGCACTCCGGCGCCGGATACGGCAGCGCGATAGTGCACGTCTCCGCTCCCGGCCGTGCAACATTCAAAGCAACGCCGTTCGGATATTCCGGATCGGGTGCGCAGCGCGCCTGGCCGCGACCCGAGCGAACAAACTCCACCCGTGCCGGCATTAGTGGAACCCCTCTATCCAGCGGCGCACCGCAGCCTCGTCATGGCTAGCGCCGAAGAACATCGGCGCGATTCTTAACCAGACGTGATTCTTTAATTCCGGGTGCTTGCCGAGGTCAGACATCATCGAAGTCATGGCCTCCAAAGGATCGTGCGGCAGGTGCGCCAGCGCCCGCTCTTTTGCCCTCTGCAAAAACTCACCCCGGCTTATTTCCCTTCCGCCTATCCCGACCATGTCCATCCTGTGTCTCCCTTCAAGAGATGGCCGGCGCGTTCTCGTGCCGAACGCACCGGCCGCGCAGCTCGCCGTGGAAAGACTTCTTCACTGACATGAGCTGCGAACTCGTCAATCCCTCAACTCCCTCGCCAGGCGGACCGCGCCCGCCCCACGCGCCTCCAGATACCCGTACCGCAGCAAGCGCGCAAATGCCGTCGACACCGGCCCGCTGTCGGCGTAACCCGCCGCCTCACGCGCCGCGCCTTTGCGCACCGCGTCCCCGCCAGCTTCGACCACCGCGCGCAGCAGCGCCTTTTCGACCTTGGAAAGTTTTTCGCCGGCAAGCAGAAGTTCGAGGAGGGCGCTCCCGGTCGGCAGCGGCTCGAATGGGCCCAACACCGCAATGCCCTCGGACGTAATCCTCACCAGGCGCCCGTCCGTTTGAGTCCAGCAGTTCCGCTGGAACTCAGCGAACGCGGTCGAAACGGGGCCGCTATCGGCGTACCCGGCATGAAGGCGCACCTGCGCTTTGGTAAGGCCCGCCGGATGCTGCGCCAGCGCGGAAAGCATCGCGCGGTGCATCGCCGGTAGCGCCCCACCGCCGTTACGGCCGCCGCCGGAACTAACGGCCCTGCCGGCGGCCCCGGCCCGCGCCGGCGCCGGCCGCTCGATCCGGCGGCCCTCGATCGACGGCGACGCCCGGAGCCGGCGCGGCTCGGTAATCGTATCGACGAACCGGGCCAGGTGCTGCGCCTGAACCAGCGCCTCGTTCAGCTTGTCCGCGGCATCGGCGATTGCAAGAATAATCTCGCCGTAATCCCGATGGACGGAGCGCGCCGCTTCCTTCCGGACCTCCGATTCCCGGGCGGCCGTCAGTTCGGGGTTCGCGGCCTGCGCTCTCCCCATCTCGGCCCTCAGCCGCGCCACCTCCGCGCGGAGCAGTTTCGGGTCATTCTCCCGGGCGCGCTCAATCGTGGCTGACATCCGCTGGCGGAGCGCCGCCAAATCGACATCGGCCAGGCGCTTTGGCTGTACCCGCTTCTCCCCGGGCCTGGGCGTGGCGCCGCTATCGAACGTCTCAATCGGCAGCACGTGGACGCGCCGGAAGATCCCCGCCTCAGTGGGCCAGCCGGGAGACCAGAACCAGGCGTCCCCGATGGGCAGGGACGGCAGTGATTCCATCAGGATCTTCCGCTGTTCCGACGTGCCGTGTTTCTCGATCCAGGCGTCCATCGCCTCCATGTCCTGCGGGGCGATGGTCCGCAGGGCGACCAGCACCTCACTCTGCGTCAGGACGTTCTTGTTCAGCACCGCCGAACGCTGCGTCACGAGCATGGTGCCGATGCCGCGCTGTCCGCCGCGGCGCACGATATCCTCCGCCGCACCCAGCATGCGCTCCTCGCCGCGGTACGGCTTCTGCGGCGCGATTGCGTCGGCTTCGTCGAGGATCAGCATCACCGGAGTTCGGTACCGCTCCTGCGCCTTCAGCCGGTACAGCGTTTCGAGAAAGGCAGCCATGAACGTCGCCACCTCGTGCTTGCGGAAGGCCGATACGTCCAGGAGCAGGCGCACGTTCTCCTCCACCGCTACGCTCGCCACCAGCTCGCCCGCGCCGGGTTCGAGTGGCGCATCACCGTGCTCCCCGCCCAAAATCGTAATAGGCAGGCCGGCCGACTTCCCATCTCCGCTCGACCGCATGCCCCACCAGTCCCCCTTCGGGTCCACGACGATCACCTGCTGGCCGATGCGGAAGAGCTGCTCGGCGAACCGGCGCGCCGTGTAGCTTTTGCCGGCACGGCGCTTGGCCAGAACTGCAATCGTCTGCGTTACCGCGTCCGGGGGAAGGCTGAAGTCCTTCGCCAATTCGAGCTTCATCGAGCCTCCTGCCCTGCAGGGGCGCCGGTTTCGGCGTCGGCGGCCGTGGAGCTCTTCGCCCCGCCGCGCTTCGCCCGGCGGCGTGGCGCGTCGGGCGGTTGCGCCGCGATCACTTCCGCCCAGTGCTGTTCGATCGCCGCGTCGGTCAAGTCTCCCCGGAACAGTTGGAGTTGAGGGCGGTTCTGATGAAAGCGCTTCGGGAACCGCTCCCACGGAATATCCGCCGCGCGAAACCCGAACGCCTCAATTGCGTCGATGATCGCCTTCCGGGTTGGCCTACCGGTGGTTAAATTTATCATCCCGCCAGGCAGAAATTTGTACGCGGTCAGCGCAATCTCCAACAGCCGCATGACGCGTTCGTCGCCGCCGAGAATCTCCAGAACCTTCGCGTCGTCGTTCCCCTCGGTCACAGCTTCAACCTCCCCTCCACCGCCGCCGCGTGCAGCGGGCAATAGTCGATATCGGGCTCCCGGTGAACCGCGCAGGCCTTGCACAGCACGGCGTCGCACGTCCTTGGCTTCCCGGAGGCGAACCCGGTCCGGTAGTCGCACAGCCTGTAATCGGCGGTCTTGCGTTTGCAAACCGAGCAGCTCCGCGCGCGTGTCGGTGCCATCCGGACCATCGCGTGCGCTCCACCGGGCAGCGTGATGTGCTTGCAGGGCATTAGTAGAAAAACCTCATGTCATAGGCGTTGGGACCGCAGAGGAGTTTTGAGGCCCGCCGCGCGGGCTCATACCCTTCCGGCAATCTGATTCTCGTGTCGTCGTCCAGGCGGATCGGCACGCCACGGGTGGCCACATTGCGCGCAACCTCGTCCCTGGGCGAGCCGAACTTCCGCGCCAGGTGGTCGATTAGCGCATCCTGCTGCTGGCGGGTCAGCGCGTGGACATCGAGCATAACGACGGCAACGTCGCTCTGAATGCGCGGATCGTTCGGCGCCCCACCCAAGACTCACCCGGGACGTCGCCGGGTCCAGGATCGCAAACGTCCTGGCCCCCAGCACACTTTCCCACTCCTCGCCACGGCTGCCCGAGAACGTGATGGTCGGCGCGCTCATGCCCGCAACCCTCCCCGCCGAATCGCCTTGCGCGCAGCCTCGATCTGAGATGCGCTGGGGTAGGTCGCATTCAGGTGCTCCGGCGTCGCGGAAATGGGCAGCGGAAACGTGCCGCCCGTCGCAGCGACGTGACGCTCCAGGCAGAGCGCCCGCTCCGGCGGCAGTTCCCAGCCCATTTTTTCCCACCCATAGCGGGTGAGCTTCCAGCCTCGGGACTTCAGATAATCGGCGCAGCTCATGACAAGTTCACCTGTAACGGCATCACCATGCCCCAGGGATCGGTTCCGAATCGCAGGAACCGCTCGTTGGGATCGGGCTCGTCGAGAAACTCGATCTCGATCATGTGCATCGGCGAGGACGCCAGCACCTCGGCGTGCTTCCTCGCCAGGCTCGGAAGAAGCGAATCGAGCTCGGACTCCGCCGCATCGACCACTTCCTCAAAAACGCGAACTCTGCCTGCGAAACCGCGGATGGCCACACGCAACCGCATTCAGCTTTTCCTCCCCGGCACCAAATCCTCGGGCGCCAGGTTGTCGAGGTCGAACCGGCGCACCTTGACGCGGCCGTCGTTCGCGGCCCGCAGCACGCCGGCCTCGATCAGGCCGTAGATAAACCCCTCCCGCAGCCCCACATACTTCGCCGCTTCCCGTATCGTGAGGTACTGCGGCAGCCGTTGCGCCGCCGCCTGCTCGATCAGCCAGGCGAACACCCTCGCGGAATCCCCCGGCGCGGGCATGACGGGCTGGGCAGGTTCTTCGAGCGGCACGCGGCGCGCCAGGGCGGAGTCCGCCGCAGCCCGGCTGCGGCGAACCAGGGCGCGGCTCACTTCTTCTTCCTCCCCGTTTTGACGTCGGTTTTCGCGGCCTTGGCCTCGGCCTTCACCAGCACCTTGCGAACATCGAGGTCGCCCAGGTCTTCGCGCCGCACCTTCAGCTTGCGCTTGTCTCGCACGGCATCGAGCGCTTCCAGCCGGACCAGCTTGCGCAGGAGGTCCGCCGACAGCCCGGTGACCTCTGCCGCCTGATCGAGCGACGTCCAGATCGGCGGAGGCTCGCGGCCGGCCTCCGCCAGCGCGATCAGCCGGCCCACCTTCGCGAGCACCGCCTCATGCTCCGCCAGGCGCAGATGAATCGTCTCGGCCGCCAGCGACGGCCCGCCCGCGTGCTCAGGTCTTGCCAGTTCCGCCGTCCCTGGCGACACTGGCGGCATCACCCGCATGGGCGCCGGCGCCATGCGGGCATTGACCTCCTCCGGATCGAACACTCGCTGCGGACGCATCCGCTCCCGTTTGCGGAACTGGGGATGGAGTCTCTTATCCTCTACCTCGCGGTAAAGCGACCGCGAGCTGATGCCCAGCCGGGCGCAGACTTCCGCGTCGGTTAGCCAGTTCGACAGATCGAGTCCGGTGGTTGCAGTCAT